CTCTTCTGCGTAAACCCGCGAAATTATTTGTTTTCCTACAACGCTTTTTTAACTGTGTTAGCATTTTTTTTAAAGGAAGGTACTAAATGGACATCGAGAGTCTTCCGATAACAGATCTAGTCTTAGATAAACAGAACGCCCGTAAACATAGCGGCGTGAACCTTGCGGCCATTTCGAGTTCCCTTAAGGAGTTCGGGCAGCGCAAGCCCATCGTTGTAACGGCGGATAACGTAGTAATCGCAGGGAACGGAACTTTGCAGTCAGCAATGAACCTGGGATGGAAAAAAATCGACGTAGTAAGAGTGCCACCAGATTGGTCTGAGGATCGGATCCGTGCGTTTGCTCTTGCCGATAATCGAACTGCCGAACTTGCCGAATGGGATGCAAGCGTGCTCGAGTCAACACTTTTTGAGCTTGACGCGATCGGCTGGGACTTCGAGGCTCTCGGATTCGAGCCGCTAGCACAACAAAACTTTGAACCTGAGTCTGAGTTACAGCCGCGACTCGACGAAAAAAACCCGACGGTCTGCCCAAGTTGCAACTATTCGTGGACTGTATCTGGCGGAAAGGTCATCGACGCATGACGCTAATGGTCGCGCCGGCCTCGCATGACGCTGCCAAGTTTGCGGTTACGAACTGGCATTACTCGCAAATTTTGCCCACGGGGAAACTGGTTAAGATTGGTGCTTGGGAAAATAAGAAATTTATAGGTGTCGTTATTTTCTCTCGAGGCGCATCACCGCATTTGGGTAGCGCGCTTAAGTTAGACCAAACTCAAATTTGTGAACTTACTCGAGTCGCGTTGACGAAACACGTGGCACCGGTTTCGCAGATTGTTGCGCAGTCTCTTTCTTTTTTGCGTGAAACTAATCCAGGCTTGCGAGCCGTCATATCTTTCGCAGATCCGACACAAGGTCATCATGGTGGAATTTATCAAGCCGGCAACTGGATCTACACCGGTCAGTCAAATCCTGTAACCGAGTATCTAATTGGTGGGCGTTGGCGGCACACTCGAGGTGCGTACAACCACCCGGCGAGGCCGACGGCAGAAAAGCGAGAAGCTCCGGGCAAGTATCGCTACATTTACCCACTCGATAAAGCCATGCGCCGAGTAGTTCAAAAGCTGCAGTTGCCATACCCAGAAAAAAAATTATCGACTAGTTGAAACGAGGTGAAGCGATGCACAAAAACTCAGCTGTGCTACGCTTTCCCTGTTCCCCTGCGGTCAAAGACTCGAAGGTGAGTCGCGGCAATTCCGTTGCTGAGGGGCAGGTTCGACTCCTGCTGACCGCTCGAAGAGGTATCCGATGACCGCAGGTAGGCCAAGGAAACCGGTTGAGTTACGTCGGTTGGAAGGAAACCCAGGCAAGCGCAAATTGCCTGACTCTAAAACAGTCATGCTCATCGAACAAGCAAGCACTAGTCCAGAGCCGACACGGCCGCTAATGAAGTATGGCCTCGAGTTGTGGAATCGCATCTGGTCGATGGGTGCAATTTGGCTTAGTGACCAAACCGACATCGAGTTGCTAATGATGACTTGCGAAATGATTGACGAACGCTGGAACTTGCGCGTAAGCGTAATGCAATCAAATGACCCTAAGCAGCGTCGAGGTTTGCGCGAACTTGATAAACAGATTGTGTCGAATTTGTCTTTGCTTGGGTTTACTCCAACGGATCGCGCACGGCTCGGCTGGGTCGAAGTTAAAGCGAAATCGCGGCTCGAGGAAATCATGGCAATGAGGCGGCAACCTCATGAGTAGTTGGCCTCCGGCTTTTCTTACCCCGGTTGATCCCGTGTCTGTTGCTCGAGGCGACGGTGATGTGGCTATCGCTTTTGCGGAGGCGTTTGGTTCGATTGGTAAGGATGGGATTGCGGGGCGAGCCGGCGAGGCCTTAAGGTTACGCGATTGGCAAAAGGATTTACTCCGCCATTTGTATGCGCGTGACGAGTCTGGAAACTATGTGGCGAGAACCGCGCTGATAGGCATGCCCAGAAAGTCAGGCAAATCCGCCGTGGCGAGTTCTGCGATTGCACTTTATAGTTTGCTTTGCGAGGGTGTTCAAGGCGCAGAGGTGATAGTGGCCGCCGCTGAAAAAGAGCAAGCCAGAATCGTGTTCGGAGAGGCAAAGCGAATGGTAGAGCAATCCGAGCTTTCCCGTGAAGTCCAGATATACCGAGACTCAATTTTTGTGCCGGCTTCGCAGTCTGTTCTGCGGGTAGTCTCGGCCGAAGCATATTCCAAGGAAGGCTACAATCCCAGCCGCATCATTCTTGATGAGTTGCACGCTCACCGCGACCGTTCCCTGTATGACGTTTTTAGTTTGGCTATGGGAAACCGTGGCGGCTTGGCTCAAATGGTGGCTGTGACAACGGCTGGGATGAAGTCGGATATCACCGGTCACGACTCGGTGGCATTTTCTCTTTACAATTACGGTCGACGTGTCGCCTCGGGCGAGGTAGTAGACCCATCTTTTTTTATGGCGTGGTGGGAGGCTCCCGAACGTTTCAAGCATGACGATCCGGAGGCGTGGAGGATTGCAAATCCTGGATTTGACGATCTTGTGGCTGCGCGCGATTTCGCAAGCGCGGTTTTAACTACACCTGAGCACGAGTTCAGAACAAAGCGACTCAACCAGTGGGTAAATGTGGCCGACGCATGGCTGCCACCTGGCGCGTGGGAGAACCTGCAAGAGGACAACGTGCGCCTCGAGCCGGGCGATGAGTACGTGCTCGGCTTCGATGGATCGTGGAAAAACGACTGCACAGCAGTGGTTTGCGTCATCCGACCGCGCTTCGAGGACGACGTTTTTCGAGTCTTCCGTGTTGCCTCATGGGAGAAAGATTTTGCTATCCATGACGATTCTTGGGTGGTCGATAAGCAACTTGTAGTAAACACGGTCGCTAAGTTTATTCAAGATAATCCTGGCTGTGTAGAAATCGCCGCCGATACTTCATTTTGGCAAGACGAGGTTTATCAGTGGGAGCAGATGGGTTTCACGGTTGGACAATATCCGCAAACACTGCCGCGACTTGTGCCGGCGACCTCGAAACTTTATGAGGGAATCATGTCTGGCAAGATCCGGCATGATGGTGATTCTGCGATTCACCGGCACATGGATAACTGCATTTTAAAAGAGGGTAGAGAGGGCGCGCGACTAACAAAAAATCCGAAACTCGACAAGCTCAAGATTGACCTTGCAATTGCCTTGCTCATGGCTTATGACCGGGCATCCGGTAAACTGGAGCAAGTGCCTCAATTTTTTGGATAGGTGTATGAAAATTTTTTCGATGGCCGCGCAGATTCTCGGACTCGTTGCCGTGACGTTGGGTGTGTCGCTTATCTTTCTCCCTGCCGGTTTCATTGTTGGCGGTGCTTGTCTCGTGCTTGTTGGGTTCGCTTTCGGAATGAGTAAATAATGGTCTTCAATCGTATCTTCGAGCAGCGCGGTGTTTCGTTTCAAACCATTTTTGCGAGTGGTGGTGACATCGAGATCGGAAACCTAGCCGGCACAGTGATCAACTCGGAGACTGCGTTTCAAGTAAACGCTATCTTTTCGGCCGTAAGTCTTATCAGCGACTTGGTTAGCACGTTACCTGTCGATGCTTTTATCACCGAGGACGGCTCACGTTTGCCTTTTCGCCCAAAGCCGTCTTGGGTTGACCAGCCAGACATAGACCTGCCAAAGAACGCATTTTATTCGTCGATCGTAACGAGTTTACTTTTGGACGGTAATGCGTTTGTAAGAATTTTCAGCAACCGCAAAGGCGAGGTTGTAAACCTCACAGTCTTGAACCCCACCACCGTGGACATCGTGAGAAATGGTATTGGGCGGCTTCAGTTCAACGTCGCCGGTCTAGATGCTCCACTATCTAGCGACGAGATTATTTACATTCCCGACTTGTTGCGTCCTGGTCAGATCCGTGGAGTCTCGCGCGTAACGGCCTTAAAAGAGTCGTTTGGCCTTTCCCTAGCTCTTGAGAAATTCGCGGCCACGTTCTTTGGCAGCGGAACCACACTCAGCGGCGTGATCGAGTACCCAAATAACTTGACGCAAGAACAGGCTGACAACCTCCGCAACGGTTTCGACCAAAGACACTCAGGATGGTCGCGATCGGCTCGAACCGGTGTGCTTTCAGGCGGTGCAACTTTTAAACCCACGCAGATTGACCCCCAACAGTCCAGCCTAATTGAAAGCCGGCATCTTGCGGTCGAGGACATCGCCCGTGCGTTTAACGTGCCAAGTCATCTGCTGGGATTGCCAGGCACGATGAGTTATGCGAGCGTGGAAGAGAACAACCGCAGTTTTCTCATCACGACCATCAGCCCAATGGTGAGCAAGATTGAGAGTGCGCTTACCCCTCTCATGAAGCGGTCGACTGGCGGAGAGAACGCATACATTAAGTTCAACATGGACGCACTGCTAAGGGCGAATGTTCAAGCTCGCACGGCCGCTTATTCTTCCGGCCTCCAAGCCGGCTATCTCACCATCAACGACGTGCGGCGACTGGAAGACTTGTACCCGGTGGAAGATCCGGCGGCCGACACGGTGCGCGTTCCATTGGCTAACGTAACCATTACCGACTCGAGCCTCACGGCTGAGGAGAAACGCGTAAGCATGGCTAACGTTTTGGTGTTGTCTGGCTTCGATCCGGCCGAGTCGCTGGCTGCTGTCGGTCTGGGCGAAATCGCACACACGGGCTTGCCGAGTTCACAACTTCAGCCGGTGGCGCAAATTAGCCCACTTGACCCGGCTGCCGCTTATGCCGATGAGGTAAAGTGATTCATCGTAACGAGTCGGGGCCACAGGTTGTCATAACCGATATTGACGGCACAATTTT